ACCTACAAGAGAATTTTTACATTCTGATGATTTAGCAGATGCTTGTTTGTTCATGATGAATAGTTATAATGATACGCAATTTGTTAATGTAGGTAGCGACAATGAAATTACAATTAAAGCATTGTCTGAAATGATTAAGAAAGAGATTGGGTTTGAGGGTGAAATTATTTGGGACACAACTTATCCCAATGGTCAACCTTTGAGAAAATTAGATTATACTTTGATGGATAATCTGGGATGGAAATCTAAAGTATCTTTTGAAGAAGGTCTTCGTACAACTGTTAAATGGTTTATGGATCATAAAGTAATTAATTATGATATCCAATTTGGAGGTAATTAATATGTCTGATCTAGGATTAGCAATCGAAAATGCAATTAAGGATACGGTAGATCGCGTATTAACTAAAGGCGATATGGTAGATACAGACTATATTGCTACAGATAATTTAGGTGAAATTGTTGAGAAGTTAGTTATTCTTCATATCCGTACTTGGATGCTTGAGGATCAATTGCCAATGGCAAAAGATGATGCGGAAGTAGGTATCATTAAAAAGAAAATTGATATCTGTTTTAAAATTAAAAGACCAAAATTTGTGCAGGCAATTAATCTATTAGTTGAAGATGCTATTAGAAACAATAAGTCTTTAAAAGAAGACTCGGTTAAATTATACAAAGGATTTGCTAATGAATAAACTTCGCCTCGGTATTACAGATACACATGACCACCTTGCACAGTTCTTTGTAGCATTGATTGGTAGCCGGTATGATTTAGTACTTGTCGATGTAGAGCAAGAAAAACCTGACGTATTATTATTCGGAGATAATAATTTTGGCAATAATAATATGAAGTTTAGTCGGGATGATTGTGTTAAGCTTTTATATACGGGCGAAAATCAGCGCCCCGAAGACTATGATTGCGATTATGCAATTTCGTTTGACCACAACTTTGAGCCGTGGCATTATCGTTTGCCGTTATATGTAATCTATATGTGGGCATTAGAATATATTCATAATACGCCCTATGATTATAATTACATTTTTAATCCGGAAGTAAAGGAAAAGACGGACTTTGCATCTTTTGTTGTATCAAATCCTAAGTGCGAGGAACGAAATACCTTTTTTAAATTATTGTCCGAATATAAAAAGGTAGATAGCGCAGGCAAGTTATATAATAACATTAATACTAACCTTGAAGGTGAACAATCTAAAATTGATTTCTTATCCTCGCGTAAATTCAACATTTGTTTTGAACCAGAATCACATCCTGGATATACTACAGAGAAAATTTTGCACGCATTCTATGCGGGGACTGTTCCAATTTATTGGGGTTCGGAAACAATTGCAAACGATTTTAATCCGGCATCTTTCATAAATGTCCACGATTTCAATAGCCAGGAAGAGGCTATTGAACATATAATTAAGGTTGATCAAGATGATGAACTTTATGCATCTTATATAAATGCACCTAAATTTTTAAATGGTGTACCTCCCTCACATATAATGTTGGACAATTTCTTAAATTGGTTTGATGCTATAGTATATAATAAAATTAATAAAAGATGAAAATACAGACATTTATTTTCAACTGGCGTGGACAGTATGAAAAGACAAAAGAAAAACAAAAACAACTGAGTGCCATTGGGGTCATGCCTGTCGTTATTAATAGTGACGACAATCACCGTGAGGATGATCCTAATTGGCACAACATTGGTGAAGATAGTTATTTTACTGCACAATTTTTAAAGGCAATTGAATTGTTTGATGGTGACGCCATGTTCCACATTCAAGCAGATGCATCCTATACTGATTGGGTAAGTATTTACAAAGGTGCTGAAGATTGTTTTGATACTTACAATTGGGGAATATATGCGCCTAATGTAGATTATACCTGGTACGATTCTTCAAGGACAAATTTAACATCTTTTGATTTAGAAGAACCCAATCTAAAAATGGTTGCAAATACTGATTGCACCTGTTGGTTTATTCATAAAGATATTATCAATGAGGCTAAGCGCAGAGGTATTGATTTCTCCCCGTATAAGATGGGTTGGAGTTTTGATATTGTTTATCCTGCAATTAGTTACATCTGCAAAAGACCAGTTATCCGAGATTACGCATATACTATTGACCATCCGTCAGGAACCAATTATAATAAGGATCAAGCTGAAAGAGAAATGCATACCTTGTACAATACTTTAGATGATGAAGTAAAACAAGCATTTCAGTATATTAAAACAGACATCAATAAACTTGCAGAATAATATGTGGAAAAAGAAATGAACGTAGCAATTGTATCGTGCCATAATCAAAGTTATATTCCTTTGGCAAATTTAACTTGGGATAGAAATAAAAAGCTTTATGCTGAAAGGCATGGATATTCTGCAGAATGTAAAGTATGGGAAAACAGAAACAATCCTCCAGGTTGGGAGAAGATGTTGCACGTCAAAGAATTGTTCTCAGATCCTACAAAGAATATTAGTTGGGCATGGGTAACAGGTTGCGATTCTTTGATTACAAATTTTGATATTCCTATTACATCTGTTATTGATGAAGCATATCACTTTATTATTTCTGCGGATATTAATGAACTTAATGCTGATAGCTTCTTGATTAAGAATAGTCCCGAGGGTAACGAGTATTTAGATTTCTTATTATCTAAAATGAAAGATCCTGTGTTTATGAATCAACCGCCTATCGGTCATGGTAGATTTGAGCAAGGTGCAATGGTAGATACTTATGAACAATGGAAACACATAATTAAAGTTGTTTCGCAAAGAACATTTAATTCATATGATTATAGTTATCTAGCTTGGCAACCTCCTCAAATAGATAAGACTGGCGCGCATGGTAATTGGATGCAAGGCGATTTGTTATTGCATTTGCCTGCAATGACATTGCAAAGACGTATCAAATATATTGAGCATTATATGAATTGTATAACAGGAGTGGGCAATCCACTAATGATGTAATGCAAACAGACTTTCACACAATAAACAAACTAATTGCAGACAAATTAGATTCCGGTGAACCGTTTTCGGTTATAAGAATTGATAATACTGCAGGCCATGTAATTGATTGTAGACTTAGAGGAGAATATCCTTCGGGTGAACATTATCATGAACGAAGTTTAGTTGAAGGCGGTATACATCCGCATACTGTAGATTATGCTTACAACTATGTTATTCCTCCTACAATTAAAGCCCTTGAAGATGCCGACATCGTGGGCTTTGTTGATTGTGCGCAAACATTACAGCAAAGCCCCACAATTATAGAAACTTATAAAGATAAACCATCATTCTTTAGCCATAGTTTTTTAGTTATGGATCCTGGTGCATTACTTGGTTTCGATACATTGCACCCATACTCTTGGGGAGCAGTTGCTGACCCATGGACTGCGCATTTGAAGGGCAAAAAAGTATTGACTATATCTACTCATTGTGAATCTATTAATCACCAATGGAAAAACATTGATAAGATTTGGGGAAGCAATCGAGATAAAATTGCACCTTTTGAATTAGTAGGTACAATTAGATCACCTTATCATCCCATGATGGATGATAGACAATATCCTAACTGCAATGCTTGGCACGAAAGTGTTGAATATATAAAGCATGAGATGGAAAAGTATGACTTCGATGTATTGCTATCTGGAGCAACAACATCTTCTCCTATGTATGTGGATCATGCTAAGAAGATGGGCAAGGTAGGAATTCAAACAGGTGGAACACTACAATTGTTTTTTGGCATCTTGGGTTATCGTTGGGCCCCTGAAGCTAAAAATGGATATGCTCCTTGGGCAGCAATGTATAATGAACATTGGATATATCCATTAAAAGAGGACTCTGCTCAACAAAGAGAGAATTATAAATTTTTAGAAACTAACTACGCATATTGGTAATTATGGAAAAACAAGATATTATTAAAAGTGTTGCTGAATTTATCCAAGAGAAAAACAGCAAAAAGACATGGACCGCTGGCAAAGATTTTGTTAATTATGCCGGCCCATATTTTGATGAACAGGAAATTACGGCAGCAGTATCTACATTGTTAGATAGTTGGCTTGTAATGGGAGATCAATCAATAAAATTTGAGAAACAATTCCCTAAGCAATTTCAAAAGAATTTTGGAATACTTACTAACTCAGGATCAAGTTCTAACCTATTGATGATGTCTACGCTTACATCTAAGCGAGGTTACAATTTACCTAAAGGTACAAAGGTACTAATGCCTATTGCAGGATTTCCTACAACATTGAATCCGACATTACAAGTTGGATTTGAACCTGTATTTTTAGATATTGAATTAGATACACTTAATTTAGATTTAACTAGAGCAGAAGAACTAATTAAGAAACACGACATTCGAGTAATCACATTTGCTCACGTATTGGGCAATCCCCCTAATATGCGTTGGGTAATGGAACTTGTTAATCGTTATAATTTGATTCTATTAGAAGATTGTTGCGATGCTTTAGGTTCAACCTATGGCGGACAACCGTTAGGATCATTTGGTGAAATGGCATCTTGCTCATTCTATCCTGCGCACCATATGACAATGGGTGAAGGTGGTTTTGTAGCATGTAAGTCTTATGAGACTGAAGTTATTCTTCGTTCATTCAGAGAATGGGGTCGCGGGTGTTATTGCGTAGGTCCGGAAGCTAATAAACTAAAGTGTGGTTCTTGTGGCAAACGATTCCAAGAATGGATTCCAGAAATGCCTGGTGAAATTTTTGACCACAAATATGTTTATGATGAGATTGGATATAACCTTAAGCCTATTGAATTGCAAGGTGCAATGGGATTAGTTCAATTAGAAAAACTGGAGACAATTCATGCACTTCGTCGTCGTAATTATGGTTTGTTGTTTGATATCTACAGCAAATACGAGGAGTATTTCCATCTACCAAGAGCACAAGAATACTCAGACCCAAGTTGGTTTGCGTTCCCATTAACAATTCGTGCAGGTTCACCTTTCAAGCGCAGTGACATTGTAGACTATTTGGAAGAGAATTTAATTCAGACAAGACCTTATTTTGCCGGCAATATTATGTTGCAACCTGCATATTCTCATTTAATGAATCCTGCAGATGCAAGAGATAATTTCCCAGTTGCTACAATGACAATGACTAATACTTATTTCCATGGTACAAGTCCTGTTATTACTCCAGAACAAATTGCATACATCGGAGAAACTGTAGACAGTTTTATGAGTTTATTTAAATGATATCCAATCAAGAATTAATAGATTTTGAAACAGAAATCGGAGAATTATTTAATCAAGCAAAGATTAGAGCTCCGATTCACTTATCCTCGGGGAATGAAAAACAAATTCGCCAAGTATTTAAATTTATTGATACTGAAAAAGATTGGATATGTTGCACTTGGCGCAACCATTATCAGGCATTGTTAAAAGGCATTCCACCTGAGATATTAAAAGAACAAATTGTAAAAGGCAAAAGCATGATTTTGAATATGCCTGAATACAAATTTATTTGTTCTAGTATTGTGGGCGGTATTCCTAGTATAGCAACAGGCATTGCGCTTGCAGCTAAACTAAAAGGAACCTCTGAAAAGGTTTGGTGTTGGGTTGGAGATATGAGTGCAGAGACGGGTGCATGGGCAGAGGCATACAAATATGCGGTTGCCCAAGATTTGCCTATTACTTTTATTGTAGAAGATAACGAATTAAGTGTAATGACTCCTACTGAAACAGTATGGGGAAATCACAAATGGTATTTGCCTGAGCAAAACGTCGATAAGTTTGTAAGTGAACACTTAATATACTACAAATATAAAAATGATAAGTATCCTCATGCAGGAGCAGGTGTAAGGGTTCAATTTTAATGACTACCGCAAAATACAATGCTGAATTAAAGCAAGCAATGAATTGGATTGCAGATCAGGATAATGTAATGATACTTGGTCAAGCAGTTTGTTATGCCGGCACAGGTTGCTATGAAAGTCTAACAGAAGTTCCTGCTAATAAGAAAATGGAATTTCCTGTAGCAGAAAATTTGCAAATAGGTGTTAGTACTGGCCTAGCACTTAACGGAATTGTTCCCGTTAGTGTAGTTCCTCGTTGGAATTTTTTATTAGCTGCAACAGATCAAATTATTAACCATTTGGATAAAATGCGATTAATGAGTGACGGTAAATGTAGCCCTAAAGTTATTATTAGAGTTGCAGTAGGATCAGAGACACCTATTGATCCTCAAGATCAACATAAAGGTAACTTTGCAGAAGCATTTAGATTGATGTGCAAAACAATTGATGTCGTAGAATTAAAAACAATTGAGGATATCATGCCCGCATATCAAAAAGCATATAATAGAACAGATGGTATTAGTACCATACTTGTAGAGTTTCCAGATTTTGGAAAGGCATAAAATGAGAGTTTGTGATTGGATTGCCGAATATTTGTATTCAGCAGGAATTAAAAATGTACATGGTTTAATGGGCGGTGGTGCTAGTGGCCTGAATGATGGATTTATTAAAAACAAAAATATCAATTATATTTGTTACCATCATGAACAAGGCGCTGGGCATGCTGCAATTGGCGAAGCAAAATTTACAGGTAACATCGCGGTTGTTAATCCTACAACGGGGTGTGCTGGAACAAATTGCGCAACATCAGTATTAAACGCATGGCAGGATTCGACTCCTGTATTGTTTATATCTGGCAATGTTAGAACAAATACTTGCTCAGGCCATATTAACAATATGAGAAAGATAAACATTCGTAAGTATGGGGTACAAGAACATCATGTGGTGGATACATATAAATCAATAACAAAGTTTAGTCAATTTGTAACTAGACCCGAAGATGTTCCTTTCGCATTATCTTTAGCAATACATATAGCTAAAAGTGATAGACCAGGCCCCGTTTGGTTAGATATTCCTAGTGATGTTCAAACAGCAAAGATGCCTACAAGTTATGTAGAATATAATGCTGGTCAACGTAAAAGACCTATTGAAGTTTCTCATATAAAGGCAACGATTGAAAAGTCTGAAAGACCAATTGTTCTTGCAGGTTATGGTATTAGACAAGCAGATGCTGTATATAACTTTAATAAATTCATTGAATCATATAAGATTCCATACGTTAGTACATATGGTGCAAGAGATTATAATGATGCCTATCATCCTTTGAATGTGGGTGCCATAGGCATTAAAGGTAGTCGAGCAGGAAACTTTGCTATGCAGAATGCTGACCTGTTGTTAATTTTAGGTTGTAGTTTGGGTGCTAGTGTAATTGGATATGATCCAAAACAATTTAGCCCACACAGTTATAAAATTATGGTAGATATAGATGCAGATGAATTCGATAAAGGTATTGTTCATATAGATGAAACATATAACACATCATTGAATGAATTTTTTGGAGCAATGTTATGACAAGAGCCGAATGGGTTGAAAAATGTGCATGGTGGCGACACAAGTGGCCTGTAATGCAAAATGAATATAGAGCAGATAACGACACATATCGAGTAAACATCTATGCTGTTCTTGATGCAATTAATAAGCATAGTACTGCTAATGATATTTTAATGGGGGATGCTGGTAGTATTAGCTATGCTGGCCCTGTTGCGTTGAATGCTAAAAAGGGACAAAGACTTATCTTTAGTCCTGCACAAGCTGATATGGGATGGGCATTGCCTGGTGCAATTGGAGTTAGCTTAGCTAGTAAACAACCCGTTATTGCTATTACGGGCGACGGCAGTTTTATGAGTAATATACAAGAACTTGCAGTTGTTAAACAACATAATCTTAATATTAAATTTGTGATACTGAATAATAATGGATATTTAAGTATTAAAAATACACAGACAAAATATTTTGATGGTCGCGTATATGGCACAAGTTCTGATACTGGATTATGGTTTCCTTCATTTAAAAATATTGCCGCATCTTTTGGTATAGGATATGAGGATGTTAGACTTGCAAAAGATTTAGATAGAATGGGCGAAATGTTATCTAAAGAAGGCCCTGCAATTATAGATTGCCAATGTCTTTTAGAACAAGAAATATTGCCAGCACAGGCATTAAAGAATGGTAAACAATGTGGCCTACACGACATGATGCCGTTTCTAAGCGATGAAGAATTAGAAAGTGAAATGATTGTAAAACTATGAAAATTTTAATTGTAGGTGCCGGCGGATTTGTTGGTACATATTTGACTGAGCATTTAGCTAAAAAGCACGAAGTATATCCTTTATACAAAGGCACACTTGACTTATTGGATAATACTACAGTTACTACATTATTAGAAACACTGCAAGTTGATATAGTTGTTAATTGTTTAACTTTTGGCGGTAAAGAAAAGGTTAAAGAAAATAGCGCAACAGATGTAGCAGATAACCTTGCAATGTTCTATAATTTTTATACCAATCAACATTTGTATACTAAATACATTAATATAGGTTCTGGAATTGAAAAATCAGAAGACAGTTCTGCATATGCATTTTCTAAAAGAACAATTCATAATATTATAAAAAACAACAATAAATTTTTCACACTTAGATTATATGGTTGTTTTGGAAAAGGCGAACCTGATTTTAGATTGTTAAAAAAGTTTCTATCAGCAACTGAGCCTCTAAAAATTGCAGATAAGTATTTTGATTATTTTTCAATTCAAGATTTTGGAAATGTTGTAGAATATATTGCGAATGAAACACAAACAGGTAACGAACGATACTATAGTTATGATATAGATTGTGTTTATGGACAAAAAATGTTGCTTAGCGAGTTTTTAGATTACTTTTGCGATATAAATAATATTGAGAAGAATTTTGTAGTAGAGTCATACTCCGATAAACATTATACCGGAGATAGTAATAATCTAATGAAACTGCAAGGGGCTGGTCTTAGATTATATGGCTTAGCCCATGGATTGAAAGTTTATATATGAAAAAAGTAGTTTATGTAACCGGTTGTCTTGGTTTTATTGGTTACCATGTCACAAAGAAATGTCTTGATGCAGGATACTATGTATTTGGTATTGATAAAAAGACATACGCAAGCAATTTAAATTTCCTGCCAGAATTAGAAAAGTCTCTAAAATTTAAATTTTTAGAATCAGATATTAATGACATTGAGCGCATTCATGATTGCGATTACATCATTAATACTGCGGCAGAAACACACGTAGATAATAGTATTGCCAGCTCAGATGTATTCTTACAGAGTAACATCAATGGAGTGCATAAGTTATTAGAACTTATAAAAGCATTACCAAAAGCAAGAAGGCCAGTATTATTGCATTTTAGTACAGACGAAGTCTACGGAGATATAGAAGAAGGGTTTCATACTGAAACAGATCTTCTTAAACCCAGTAACCCTTACTCAGCAACAAAGGCTGCTGCGGATATGTTAGTTACAGCCTGGGCAAGAACATATGATGTACCTTATATAATTGTTAGACCCACTAACAATTACGGTATAGGACAATATGTTGAAAAATTTATACCCAAAGCAGTTAAGCATTTGATGTTGGACAGACCAATTTTAATGCACGATAACGGCACACCCACAAGAACATGGTTGCACGTTAGTGATACTGCATCTGCAGTCTTAACAATTATTGAATCTGGCAAGATTAACGAAACATATAATATTTCTGGCAATTACGAAGAACAAAATATTGTTGTTGCTAATAAAATATTAAAAGCATATGGCATTGATAAATCTGATTACTTAGATCATATGGATTTCTCTGAAAAGAGACAAGGCCAAGATGTTAGATATGCAATAGATGATTCTAAATTAAAATCGCTTGGATGGAGACCAGTAGCTAATTTTGATACTCGATTAAAAGAAATTGTACGATATTACAAAGAACATTTCATATGGTAAATCGAGCAATTATATACCACCATCTTGGGATGGGTGATCTGTTTACTTGTAATGGATTAGTTCATCACATTGCCAAAGACTTTGACGAAGTATGGTTAGCTACTAAAGATTACGTAGTGCCAACTGCGACACATCTATATGCAGACTATCCCAAGATTAAAATATTTGAAGTTAAACAAGAACCGCATGATATTTTTGACTTTGGTACAATTTCAGAAATATCCGTTATAAAGGTTGGATTTGAGCACACAGATCCAATGCACTTTGAACGATCTTTTTATGCGCAGTATGGGTTGACACTCGAGGATAAAAATACAAAATTTAGAATGCCGTTAGACCTATCACAGTCTATTAAATTTTATAATAAGACTGTTTCTAAATTAGGAAATGATTATATCTTTGTTCATACAGAAAGCACTGCTGGTAATTTTGAATTACAGATTAATTCCGCATCTCCTAAGTTTATAGTAGATAAATCTGATACTCCAGATGTGTTAGATTATATACACACAATATGCAATGCGAAAGAAGTCCATTTTATAAACAGTGGACTATATCCTTTAATATCTTTATTGTCACATTTAGGATTATTAAAGACAAACAAGGTTGTTTATCACAACACCAGAAAATTTCACCAAGGCGGATTGCCTATAGAAATACCAAATCATTTTGAAACAATTAATTATTGATTATGAAAATTATATCCATAAGTGTTTGGGGTGATGACCCAAGATATATTGTTGGCGCAAACCGTCAATACGAATTATCAAAAAAATATTACTCCGATTGGGAATTTAGAATTTATACAGATGACAAAAATAAATTCTCAAATTTAGCAGATGCAAATATCATAGAAGTTAATGATGGTAGCTACGGAATGTACTGGCGGTTTCGAGCAATGTTTGAGAATAAAAATAACATTGTGCTTGTACGTGACTCAGATAGTAGAATTACTATACGAGAACAAAAAGCAGTTAATGACTGGATAAATTCTGATAAAAAGTTCCACACATTCCGAGACCACGATGCACATTTTGAATTTCCTATTATAGGTTGCGCATTTGGTTATAAGGGTAAATTTAGTACGCCTGTATTTAATTTGATGAACAAGTATACAGAACAACTTAATTATTATGTGGGTGATCAAATATTCTTGCGTGATGTAATTTGGCCTTTGGTTCAAGATAGTGCATTAGTGCATTCTATGAATGAAGGCTGGTTTGGAGAAACAAGAGCACTATTAGTTAATCCATATGATTTTTGTGGTAATGGATACGACGAACACGATATGCCAATGTATCCTCCTACATTAAAAGAATGTGCGGAGTTTGATCCAAAATCTGTATCTAAAAAGTATAAGTTTAACAATGGTGAATTACACGAATAAAATAAGGAAATATTATGGGAATTGGTAATCAGGAAATGCAGTTTTTAGTCAACGTAAGTCAGCACGGCCCGTTTGGTAAAACAATTACTGCAGGTAGACAAGGTCTTCATGTGCAAAAACATAATGTTGAACATTTTTTAAACATAAAAGATTTTAAACCTAGTCAATATTGTGACGATATGTTAATGGAATATTTTGGAGCAACAAAGGTTGATTCAATAGATTATTCTGATTATGAGGGCGCAAACATTATTCATGATATGAATTTACCTTTGAATCGCCCTGAAGAATATGATACTGTTATTGATAGTGGAACATTAGAACACGTATTTAATATTAATGAAGCATTTAAAAACATAACTAGATTATGTAAAGTAGGTGGCCAAATTTTACATGCACTGCCTGCAAATAATAATTGCGGACATGGATTCTGGCAATTCTCTCCTGAATTATTCTTTGCATTGTATTCTGAAAAGAATGGGTATAAAGACACACAAGTATTTGTGGGCGATACCGCAGACTTGGGATGGACATATGAATTGGATCCGCCTGAGCCCGGACAACGATTGGAAATAGAACATCCAAGACCAGTATATGTTATGGTTAGAACTGTTTTAGCGAGAAAAGATTTCGCACATAAAAATATACAACAAGCAGATTACGCATATCAATGGAGCAAAGCTGCAAATGACTAAGGTGACAGTAATTACAGCAACAACAGGTTCAGAATATCTAAGAGACAATATTAGATCAGTTGCATCCCAAACATATCTTGATGTTCAACATCTTGTGGTTGTAGATGGCGAGCATCATCTAGACAAGGTGGCGCAAATCTTGCAGCAAGAAAACCACAATGCAGACTTAGTTGTCTTACCTTATGCAACAGGGGTCGATCAATATAATGGTCATAAAATTTATGGCGCGTTTACTCATATTGCAAAGGGCGATTATATTTGTTACCTGGATGAGGATAATTGGTTAGAACCAGAACACGTAGAATCCCTAATAAAAACGGTTGGCGATAACCAATGGGCGGCGACCTTAAGAAAGATTGTAGACAATGAAGGTAAGTTCATTTGTAATGATGATTGTGAAAGCCTATGTAATTGGGAATCGGTTATCAGAGATTATTTTGTAGATGTTAATTGTTTCTTTTTTAGTAAACCATTAGCATTGCAATTAAGTCCTATTTGGTTTAGACGTGCAAGGCATCCAGACGATCAACCTGAGGTTGATAGAGCATTGACTTATACGCTTAAAGATAATAAAATAGAGTGTGAGGTGACAGGAAAGTATACTGTAAATTATCGAGCAGGTAATAGAGCAGATTCGGTTCAAGGCCAATTCTTTTTGAAAGGCAATGAGATTATGAAACAAAAATATAATGGAGTATTCCCGTGGAGAAAGTAGATTACAAATACAACGAAGGTGAACTTATTAAAGAGTTCCAAGAATATATTGATGCAACATATGGACAACATTATTCAATGAATAGATTTCAGGCAACTGAATTTATTATTGACAATGGACATGGCGTAGGCTTTACCGCCGGCAATGTTATGAAATATGTTCAAAGATATGGAAAAAAAGCAGGAAGGAATAGACAAGACCTGCTAAAGGTGTTACACTATGCATTGATGCTTTTATATGTACACGACATTGAAGTAGAAGAGCCGATGATGCATCGGGAACCAATTGAAGATTATGTGACGGACTATCCCCAAATTTAAAGGAAAATATTATGCAATTTAGTAATGAAACAATTCAGTTCTTAAAGAACTTCGCCGCAATTAATAGTAACATTTTGATCCGTAAAGGTCAGACATTATCTACAATCAGCACAGCAAAGAATATCTTTGCTCGTGTAACAGTTACTGAAGACTTCCCTGTAGAAGTTCCTGTTTATGATTTGAATTCTTTGTTGGCATTGTTAACTTTGATGGAAAATCAGCAAGTTGATTTTGGCGAGAAGTCTTTGACTATTTCTAAAGACAATGGTAAATTTGAGTATTTCTATTCTAACGCAAGCGTTATTGTTGCGGCACCAGATAAGAACATTGAGATTGATGAGCATTTTAAATTTAACCTCTCATCTGAAGATGTTAACATGATTATGAAGGCAGCAGCTATTACAGCAGCACCTACAATTTCTGTTATCAGTAAAAACGGTCAAGTTACATTGACTATCGGTGATAAGAAAAATGATACTGCAAACACTTATAAAAAGACAATTGGTGCTTCAGATGAAACATTTGAATGCCACATGGCAGTTGAAAACTTCAAGATCGTTCCCGATGCTTATGCAGTAACAGTTGCTAAAAAGAAATTGTTCCACTTTAAAAACGCTACAAAGCCTTTAGAGTATTTCATTGCAATGGAACCTGATTCGGTGATCTAATGAATCCCGTAGGTCGTAGATCATTTGCTAAAGGCCTAGGTTTTATAGGCCTAATAGGTGTAGGTGTTGCAGGTTATAAAGAAGCCAAAGAGCGTCTTATGCCTGCGCCCGATGAACTAGCGTCTAAAGAGTTATCTGACAAATTAGACGAACAGCCTTTACTTCAGTTGCAGGCAACATATGGTGAAAAGATGCCGCCACCACCGCCACCCGCTGGACAATTTATGTTTATAGGCACCGGTCCTAATTATAAACCCGGAACTGAAATACATGTGCAAGCTAAGATGCAGGTTGGACCTGACGGAAAGCTATATGTCAAAGAGAATAACATTTGGCGTAAAATTTAATATTATGGAGTTATTATGGAATTTCGTGAAGATCAATTTTTGTGGGTTGAGCGTTATCGCCCTCGTAAACTAGATGAATGTATTTTACCTGCAGACCAAAAGAAGGTCTTCCAGGACATGGTTGAAAAAGATGAAATACAGAACATGCTATTGTGTGGTTCGGCGGGTGTAGGTAAGACTACTATTGCTCGAGCATTGTGTGAAGAATTAGGTACAGACTATATCATTATTAACGGTTCAGAGGAATCGGGTATTGATGTTCTTAGAACTAAAATTAAACAGTTTGCTTCTACAGTATCCTTTAGTGGCAAGACTAAAGTTGTTATTTTAGACGAGGCAGATTACTTAAACCCTAATTCTACACAACCGGCCTTAAGAGCATTCATAGAAGAATTCTCAGCAAATTGCAGATTCATTTTTACTTGTAATTTTAAAAATCGTATTATTCCTCCGCTTCATTCTCGTTGCGCGGTAATCGAATTTAAAATTGGTAAAGAAGAACGTCCGAAGATTGCTGCTCGTTTCTTTAAACGTGTTAATGAAATCTTGGCAAACGAAAAGGTTGAAGCTGACCCTAAAGTTGTAGCAAAAGTTCTTGAGAAACATTTTCCCGATTATCGTCGTGTACTTAATGAGTTACAGCGTTATGCATCTTCGGGCAAGATCGATGAGGGTATTCTTGTTAATATGGGTGAGGTTAATATGCAAGACCTTATCTCTGCTCTCAAAGACAAAGATTGGAAAAAGATGCGTACTTGGGTTGTTAACAATTTAGATAACGATCCGCAAACTCTTTTCAGAAAAATCTATGATACATTATTAGATTCAGTTGTACAGGTACCGCAACTTGTTTTATTGCTTGCAGACTATCAGTACAAGGCCGCATTTTGTGCAGACCAAGAAATTAATCTTGTTGCGTGTTTAACAGAGATTATGGCGTCGGTTGAATTTAAATGATTGATTTATTACGACCCACATTAGATTGGATTAGACATGATTATACTAGTAATCGCTTTCGTTTTTGCGTGGAGTTGCTTGCTTGGGCTATTAGTATTGGGTGTTCAATTACCATGGCTCTCACAGTCCCCAATCCGCCCCTATTATCTCTTTACCCTATATGGATCCTCGGTTGTGGTATGTATGCTTGGGCTGCTTTTACTCGCAAATCTTTTGGCATGCTGGCTAACTACTTGCTATTGGTAACAATAGATTCAGTAGGATTAGTGAGGATGTTAACATGAGCTTATTTGGAACCCCTGTAGAAAAACCCGCAGAAGTTCCTTATAAGGCCCCTGCAATCTCACCCTTCGACTTTATTAATGCTATTCATTATAGCAAAGATAATCTCATTGTAGATGATTGGTCGGAGAAACAATATAACCCGTTTATCATTAATAAAGGACTATCTTACGGACATGATACAGTAATCCCTGCGAATGAGATGAATTCGCGACCACATCTTGAGAAAAAGATGCAGTTTTCGTTTCTTATAAATACAATTAGGCCCCGTAAAAGATTCAATAAATGGATCAAAGCGGAGAAAATTGAATCGATCGAAGTAATTAAAGAATACTATGGATATAGCACAGAAAAAGCCCGCCAAGTACTCCCTCTTCTCGACGACTCAAAATTAGATTATTTAAGAACAAAACTAATAAAAGGTGGTCGTAATGGCTGAAGATATTTTTCACATTGATTATCCTGGATACAACCCGCTGGAAGTAACCATGGCACAACCTGACGATTTTTTGAAGGTCAGAGAAACTCTCACACGTATCGGTGTAGCATCACGCAAAGATAAAGTACTTTATCAATCTTGCCATATCTTACATAAGCAAGGTAGATACTTCATTGTCCATTTTAAAGAGCTATTTGCTCTTGATGGTAAGACTGCAGATTTGACAGAGAACGATTTACAAAGACGTAATACAATTGCTAAGTTGCTAATAGATTGGGGCTTGGTAAAAATTATTGATCCTGATAAATTTACAGATTTAGCACCGTTATCGCAGATCAAAGTAATTGCATTTAAAGATAAAAATGAATGGTCTTTACAAACAAAGTATAATATTGGTAAGAAAAAACAACCTACAGAAGAATAATCTGTATAAATAATTATAATCCCCGGGATGGGAAACGCAGCAATCGGTGTGGGCTGTATAAACCAGAAGCCGAACTAATTTCAGTCCCACTACCTTGGGAACGTCTAAAGCTGGTACAACGTATGGTACCCCTGTAGTCAGTAAGCAGGATTAACGCTATGCCTTCGGGGTAGCAAATCTAAAACTCGCTTAATAGGAGAACTATATGTTTTACGCAAACATGGCTATCGATTCAATTCAAAACGCCAAAATCAACTTCCTCAAACAAACAGTCAAGGAAGATTCCCTTCAAAAACCCCTAGTCGATTTTGTGGAAGCACAACGTGTCTTTACAAAGCAAATTGTTAAGTCTGCCAATGATGTAATGAATATTGCGTCAGAGACTTTTGCTAATTCGATTACCGGTAAAACAAGTAAAAAGGGAGATACAAAATGACATTTGTTCCACAAATATTTGGCCGTGATATGTTCAAAGACTTTGATAAATTATATGTAGGCTTTGACGATCAATTTAATAAGATGGCAAAGATTCATGATGATCTAACAAAGAGCATTCCAAATTATCCACCTTACAATATTAAGAAAACTGGAGATAACACGTATGTTATTGAAGTTGCTGTTGCTGGTTTTGCCAGACAAGATATTGAAATTGAACTTGCCGATGGCAAAATGATTATTAAGGGTAATGTAAATGGCGCAGACCAAGAAGAAAACTTCTTGTTCAAAGGTATTGCTAATAGAGCATTTACTCGCACATTTGCTTTGGAAGACCATATTGAAGTTCAAGATGCCGCTATGCTAAATGGTATGCTTAAGATTTTCTTAGAGCGTATTATTCCTGAGCATAAAAAGCCAAAGAAGATTGAAGTTAAAGATTCCGAAGTAAGTACAAAGCCTACAAAGAAATCTAAACCTCAATTACTTACAGAAGATCCTGTAGAAGATAGGATGCTATAATGACCAATGATCTAAAAGAATTTGAAGGAGCTCATGTTCCTTCGGTAAAAGACTTTTGGTCATGGGTTGAAAAAGCCTTTACTCCATCATATCAAAAAGAAATTGATATGTATCTAGGAGATTCTGTAGATCATAAAGATCTAGAAACTAGAATGCAAGTATTATCACGCAGAGGTCTATTATGAAATTCATTAAAGCTTTTATAAAAATCGTACACGAAGTACGACACCGACTAGCCACTCGTGGGGATAAACTCCCTACAAAGGGTTCGTAAAAACACTAGGGCTTCGGCCCTAGTTGTCCAAATGATAACAGAATACTTTGATATTTGACATAAAGATGTTATAATATATTATTCGTAAACGGAGAATTAAATGATTAAAATTTTAAAGCTACAAACCGGTGAAGAATTGGTTGCTGATATGTCAATGGAAACATCAAGTATTAAACTTGTGCAACCATTCATTTTAACAATGGCACCTAATCGTGAACCTGGATTTGAAAAAGAAATGACGTTGGCATTGTTTCCATATGCCCCATATGTTGTTAACCATACCATAGAAGTTGATGCTTCAAAAGTTATATGGATTTCAGAATTGCCTGATAGTATGATTACAGACTATCAGCGTGCACTAACATCACTAAATGTTTCATTGAATAAAATTGAGCAAGAACTTAATAATAAAGATACCAAATGAAAATAGTACATAACTTTAAAAAACGCACCAAACAAGGTGGTAAGGCAAAAACTTCTAGTATGAATAAGACTCAAAAGAGAAGTTATAAGGCATACAGAGGCCAGGGTAAATAAATGAACGGTAAAGGTAGTAAACCTAGACCATATAGTGTTCCTCTCACTACATTTGATAATAATTACGATGCTATTTTTCGTAATAATAAAAAAACAGATGAGGAAAAGTTTGATGATGCGATTATGAAGAATGAATACTATGATGAAGATTTAATTAAAACAAAGGAAAAAAATGACAACTAAAATTACAATTAAAGATAAACCAGTTAATACAACATATCAAGACAAAACAGGCACAACTGCTGGCGCAGGAACCGGTGCAAAGTTTGATGTAACTAAAACAGATGGTGTTTATATTGTAGCACTAGATTCAGTAGCAACAAGTTCTGGCGCTGGATATGTTGCAGGGGATACTATCACTATTGCAGGAACTGCATTGGGCGGAACCTCGCCTACAAATGATTTGATCCTGACTGTTGCTACAGTTGGTGCATTGGGTAAAATTGCTACATTCGGTTCAGTTGGAACTGGTCGTTCTGGCGATGGCGTCGTAGATGTTGTTGTTGATGTTACTGGCACTACTGGTGTAGATACTTATGCGTTTGACGGTAAAGCTGCAGACTTCACAGTTACAAAATCTGCAAGTAAAGTATCTGCAGTAAGTACATTATCACCTACTGTTAGTTTTGAATTGGCAGATCACGAGCGCGTTGTGTTTAATGATAAAGCTATTGCGTATGATGCGGCAGGCAAAGCTGGCGATGTGTATGCTTTATTAGCTGCTGGCTTAGGTGTTGCAGATGTTACCAAAGCCTATGTAGGTATTGGTATTAACCTTGCGGACAAGGGCTGGACAAACAAACAATTAGCAGAAGCATTGCTAGCTACAGATGTTTATAAAACAGACGCAGGCGGTGTTAGCAACGAAACATTTATTAAACAAGTCTACAAAAATGTATTTGGTGCTGATGCTACTTTTGCACAAGTTACGGAATATGTTAATTGGATGAATAGCAGCAAATTGTCTCAAGCAGATGTTTTAGTTGCAGCTAGTGAGTTACCAGCATTTGAAACTACAATTGGTTTAGTAGGTTTAGCTACAACGGGGATCGAGTATACTCCGGTTGTATAAATAAATTATGCCGCGGATTGGTGAAATGGTATCACAAAGGACTCATAATCCTTAGTTCCTAGTTCAACTCTGGGGTCCGCATCCATTATGAAAAAAATTATATTATCACTTCTACTAGCCGTGTCTACGGTTGCGTGTAGTCAAGAAAACGCCAAGCCTGTTTTGTGCATGGAAACAAAAGAGATGTTTGACGCAATATTTGAAGAATACCGTGAGACAATACTTATGGTATTTGACCAAGATACATTCGCAAATAAGATTGTATTAACAGTTAATCCTGCAACAAAGACATGGTCATTAGTCGAATACAGTACTGAGATAGCTTGCTTGCTAGGTTCAGGTCACAATTATAAGATAATGGGGCGTGTATCTAGTAAAGATTACTTATGAAATATATAATGATATTGGCATTGTTTATAACAAGCAATGCCTTTTCCATGAAAGTAACTGCTCATTCTTGGCTTGTTGCTAATGGTAATGGAAAAATTATTGAAGGCGAAAGTATTGATGAATCGAGATCAATCGCCAGTATTACTAAACTTATGACTGCAATGGTCGTAATTGATTCAGGCCAAGATCCGCAACAAATGCTTGGCAAATTTACAAGAGAGCAACACATACAGTTGGCACTTGTAAAGTCCAGTAACGAATCAGCTATTATATTGTGCGACAACTATCCTGGCGGCAAACCTAGTTGTATACGAGATATGAATTTAAAAGCTATGGCAATTAATATGCCTAATACTAAATTTGTAGAAGCGTCTGGATTAAGCCCAATGAATATTAGTACAGCTAGAGATTTATTAGAACTAGTTCTTTCTGCAAGCTACTATACTGATATTGTAGAAGCAAGTAAAACATCGCAAGTAAAAATTCAAATTAAAAAGAAGTGGTTCTTTTTTAATAATACAAATCCTATTATTGGAAAGAGACATAATTTTATTGTGAGTAAAACTGGAACAACAAATGCTGCCGGTGGTTGTAT